TAAAACCATCGTCAACAGATTCGATTAATCCCCTCTGTGCCATGTCATCTACTTCTCTCATAATCTCCTCCACAGGCTTTTTAATGTTGTTAGAGAGCGTTTCTAAGGTGATACCCTCGTTACTATATAACCACTGCAAAATCATCGCTTGTAGAGCATCTCCGAACTCTAAAGGTACTGACTCAAAATTGTCAGCATCTTCACCAAACTCAGCGAAAACCTCAAGGTCTTTGTCATCATCCCACCCGAAAGGATTCTCACAAGATTCACATTTCACTTGTTCACTCATTGCTGTTGTAGCTGACATTCCCAACTCGATACGAGCTTCATCTCTGTCAATGATGCCTTTCTCAAATAGTTCGACGTAGTCAAGTCCAATCGGTGGCTTGTTCTTAGTTTTAAGCTTTACAGGTGAGATATATTTGAATATAGAACTCAAAGCCCTATCCATCTGATTCTGACGTGGCTCAATGTATGAAGTTTGGAAAGCCTCAAACGCTTCAATCAGTTCGTTACGCCCTCCTAACTGCCCCTCTGTCTTAATACCGAAAAGCATCGGAGAAGTAACTCTGTGAGCCATCAAAATCTCCTCTTGTACGGTGTTGTTCAGAATGTCAAACTGCTTGTCAAAGTCTGAAGGTGCAAGGTTGTTAACTACACTTGGAGTTTCGTTCGGATCGTTGAACTGAATAATAATGCTTCCAGCGTTATCTGTTCCGCTAAAGTTGTCTTTGAATCTGCGAATTGTTGACCTGGCTTCTGAAGGGGAAGGCACCCCCTTGAACAATTGCAGTAGGGTCTGAGCAGAAAAGCCCGATTTGATTGAGTTGAGATGGAAGTTGGCAATCTCAGTGTCTATTTCTATGTACTTAAGAGCTGACTGATACGGAGCTGTTGGATACTCGCCACATCCTGCCTTGTACATCTTAAAATAAAATACCTGCTTACTCTCTCTCGTATTGGGATTCCAAGCGTAATAATGGTCAGGCTTGACCTTTCTATCGCTCCAATCCTCAGCGTATAAATAGTGACCATCTAACGAGTGCCTCACATTCTGAAACGGCAAGTGATAAATCTCAGCTATCTTGGTTTTTGCTTTGTTCCAAATGATTTCAAGAGCGAACCCATCAAACAACTCTAAGTCCTGAGCAATCTTGTTTTTAAGGCTGTCAAAGTCCTCGTATGCGTTGATTGAATCAAGAGCATCGTTGGCTTTAGCAATGTCCTCTGTGTTGTATGCTATTATCTCAGTTTTATCACCAGCTATAAAGTCAGCCTTTTGAGTTACAATTGCCCCGTGTTTTGGTGAGCTGTTAAACAAGTCAATCAACATCTGAGGGTATGCGTTATCCTGCCCGTATGTCAAGAAGCCTTTTGCTTTGTTCTCCTTGAAAATGGGGATTTTGCTTTCCGCAAAGTTGATCCTTATGAAGTTATTTTCCATCTTTTTTATCTTTTGCAAATATTGACCCAACCCCAGCGACGATAAACGCCCCTGCCTCTGTGAGTGTTGCTTTGTTTATTCCAACTAATATCAATGAGCCTGTCACAAGTAGAACACCCAAAGCCGTTGTTTTCCAATTCTTAAATACTCTATCTATCATTTTCCAAATCTTAACTCTAACAATGAATCGTTAATCTTCCTCATTCGCTTCAATTCTAATGTTGCACTATCGTACATCTTTTGACTTTGCTCTATCTGCTCCGCTACTTCATCCTCTATCGTTGGCGTGTCTGTTGACAATGCCAAAATAACGGCTAGTATTCCAAATGCAAATAGTGCTTTCATATCTTTCCGAGTGCTTTATAGATTTTAATCTCAGTTACCAACGCTGAACACAACGAGTCCTGTGTTTTTAACATAGCCGACATTTTACGAAGTTCTGTTTCACATTTCACCAATCGCTTCTCGCATTGTGCTGTCGCAAGATTGCTCTGCCTCTCTGCTCTGATGTATAGGGCAGTCACGACAATAAGCAAAAGATAGGTGATAGCCTTCTCAGTGTTCTTGGTAAACTGCTCAAATGTCACGGGTAGTTTCATGGTTCGTCGTCGGGTTCAGGTGGAAAAGGTGTGTATTCAATTCTTTCCAACTTTTCAAGTTGTGTTCTTATAGGCTCAAAGTTAGGGTCTGTTAAAACATTTAATCCAACTATCCATTTATCGCTTCCATCTTTAACAAATAGCAATTCACTTGACTTGTGTTTATAGCCGTTTAAAGCGTTATATTGTTCTGTGTTTGGATGTAAAACTATCATAATGATGTTAAATAGTTATTTAATGCGTTATATAAATCAGTATTTTCAGCAGTTAAATCATCACCCATCCCATATGCGGAAATAGTTAAACTCGAAAATCCCCAACTTGATTGTCCTGCCATTATTATTTGAGTGGCATTTGCCAAGGATGCTGATGCAGTTGTATTCGATGCCGTCAATGTTGTGTCCATATAGAAGCCGCTTGATGAAGCACCATCGCGATAGTAGTGCAATAAATAATCACTACCAAGATTTGATGCAACAGTATTGGAATTAGAACTTGTATTCATTCTCCATTGAAATACACTTAAATTTCTTATGTTAACAGAGTTATAGAAAGAAAAATCTGAAACACCATCAAAAGGGTCATTATCTGGAGGTGTACCATTTATCCAGCCAAACTTTGAAGCACTATCTTGTTGATAATTGACGCTATCGTTTGCTAAATTAAAATTAGTGTTCATGTAAGCACTGGCGCCATCGCCCGTAAATCCTATATCAGTAGTAAACGTAGGACTATTAACTGCACTATATTGGCTCAATCTTATCCAATCAATCAAAGCAAAATCTTCATTTCCATCAGTAGCAAATACCGCAAACGTATCTAACTTACTCCACACACCCGCATCTTTTAAATCAACGACTAACTGATTTTGCAACGCTTGTTGAGATGCACTTGGAAGCGTGTATCCCTGAGTTGTGGCGTAATCTAAAACGGCTTGATAATCCGCATCAAATCCACCTCCAACTCCTGCTAATATTCCAACCGTTGCTCTTATCATGCTAAATCACCAATAACGTACCAAGTATCAGTCGCTATCTTTATACAAGTAGCCGCACCATATTGACCGCCTATTCCCAACGCTGAATCTTTAGATAACAAAGTCACGCCCGAACCTGCCGCAATAGTGGTTGTTCCTGCCCCTTTTTGTACTACTATTATTTGAGTTCCTGTGCTAAATGCTACACTTGAATTAGGTGGAACAGTTAAAGTGTTAGCAGCCGCATTGTTCATCTCAACCAACTTATCAGCATCTCCTAAAACCAATGTGTAAGTCGTTCCCGTTTGAGCGTTTAGGCTGATTAATTTTGGAGTCTTGGTATCCACTTGCGTTTGTACCGAACTCGTAACCCCATCCAAATACCCTAATTCCGTAGATGTAATGTCAGAAACTGCAACCTTTCCGCTTCCGTCAGAAACTAACGCTCTTGATGCTGTTAGGTCTGCATCGTCTATCGTTGTAGCCGCTCCCGTGATAGTGGCTTGTTTGCCGTCTATTTGCGTTTGAATAGCAGAAGTTACCCCGTCAAGATATCCCAACTCTGTGGAAGTAACAGCAGAAACTTCAACCTTACCTGTTGCACTTGATGTCAATGCTCTTGAAGCCGTTAAATCAGTTCCTGTGATGGTTGTCGCTGCTCCTGTGATGGTGTCCTCTTTGCCGTCAAGTTCTGACTGCAAATCTGTTTGACTTGACAACGTGCCTGTAATGCCTCCCCATGCAACTGATGAAGATATTTCAATGTTACCGCTACCAAGTAAAGAATTGGAGTTAACGGTCTTTATATTTGTTCCACTTACAAGAGTGTCTTGTTTAGCATTCAAGGCGGTCTGAGTAGCAGACGATACAGGTTTATCAGCATCAGCAGTGTTATCAACATTAGAGAGTCCAACATCACCCTTTGCGAGTGTAACAGTTCCAGTTTTACCTGCGACAGATTGCACAGGTGCGAGAGCCTTGATTTGGCTCACGTTTACTTTCTTTGTCGTTGCAACGCTCGTGTCGACTATCGGCAGGACATCAGCGTCATCTACCGAAACAATTGCGTCTAATGCACTTATTTTTTTATCAGCCATCTATAATAGTATTTTGCTTGTGTTATCTTCTTGAAGTAGGAAGTCACCGCTTTCAAGTAATAAGTAAGCGATTGCCTCAGGTGCTTCAATTTCGTATATTTTTTCATTCAGTTCAACGGTATATTGTGTCGCTGCCGTTGGGTCAAAATCAACCTTAACAATTCCCCTCTCAACTAACTCATTAGCAAGAGCAGGGTCAGTGTTGGTGTCAGATGTTTGAGCATATATTTTGTATTCATACTCACCAGCGTCAAGAGTGATAGTCGTTCCCTCGGTGATTTCAAACTTGTTGTACCTATCTGTGTAGGAACTTGAATCTGTAAGGATGAAATTGTAAGTGACAGCGGTTAATCTATGCTTTAGCGAGAACAAATAGTATGGGTTGAGGATCGTTGTTTTCTCCCCTAAAGTTAAGTACCAGAACTTTGTTTCCGCTTTATTCAGTTGCAGCATCTATATATAATTAAGAAAAAACGGATTTTGGCGTAAAAAAAAGAGGAGAGCCGAAGCCCTCCCCTATTAGAAACTATGAAAACAAGAAATTAGATACCTAACGACGTTGCTACAGCAGCCTGTACCAAGTATGGAGATTCTGCCTCAATCGCACTTAAAGTGAAATTGTAGCCTTGTACGTCACCCATTGCAGTACCTGACTCGGAAGTCATTGCAGTGATGTCGCATCCGTACTCGTTACCGGCTAACCAATAATTGTCGTTGTTGTCCTTTACTATGCAGAATACTCTGTTTTGTGCTAACAACTTCAACTCATTACGTTTAGTTGTTGACAACTTACGCAAACGAGCAACAATATCAGATTGGTTGAATACTGTTCCGTTCTCTTGTGATACGTTTGTAGTGGTAGTCATGCTACCCACGCCCTTCGGAAGCTCATAGGTGTAAACATCCCCAGAAGCAACTGTTGTAGCTGTTACCTCGCCACCGCTTACGGTGAACCCGGTAGAAGCCCAGTCGATTAAATGAATGCTCTTGATTCCACCAACGGCATCCTTGCAGTCAAGTGTAAATCCTTGTGTTAGATTACAAGCCATTGGTTACCTCCTTTAAGCTAAAGTGAATTGAACTAATTGATCAGGGAAAGCAATCTGTACACCATACTTCATGGTTGCACGGAATCTTACCTCGTCGTTGTCTTGAGAATACCAGAATCTGTACTCCTCTTCTTCGTTTGCAAGGTCAGTACCTACAAAGAAGTTTGACAAACGAGCAGCAAACATTCTGTTTGTTCCGCTTAGTCCACCTACTCCGATCAACTTTACGTTAGTACCTGGGATCATGATTTCCATTCCTTCCATATCTACTGCGTAGTGGAAAAGGTTAGAGTCACGAAGTGCAGTTGTGTACTTCTTGAATGTGTCGATACCAGCAAAGATTACCAAGTCATCAGCGTCAGCTACGTCAGCAGGTAAAGCGTTGTAAATGTCATCAATCAAACCTTCAACGTTTGAAGTAGTGATTGCAGTTGCACTTGAAGTGTTACCGTCAACAGTTGAAGCAGAAGCCGCATCAATGATTTTGTTGAAACCATCAAAACGGTTTGTGTTTGGATTAGTGTTACTTGTTGCAGTGTCACCTTGCCACATTGATACTTCTAACAACTTAGCGATACGAGAAGCTTTCTCGTTACCAATTTGCTCTTCAAAAGGAACAGCCTCAGGAGAACCTGGAGCGATTTGAGTCTGCATCCACTTAGCTTCTAAAGTCTTAGGGCAAAGAGTTTCTTCAACCTTAATCTTTCCTACTGTGATGTCACGCTGAGAGAAAGTTGTGTTTCCTGAAGCGTTGTACCCACAGCCGTCAGCTTGAAAGAATACGTCAGAAGTTAAGATGTTCAAAGCCTCAGCAGACTTCACACCTACTTGCACCTGACCAGCCGCTTGTAATACAGCAGCAGTCTTTGAGCCAAATAAACTCTTTACTACCAACTCGGTGCTTTGCTCGTTGGTATAGTCGGTCAAACCAGTTACATTAAATGCCATGATTATTTATTTTTTTAGTGTTTTTGCGATTTTAATAATGTTTGCGAATTGCTCCTCTTTCTTTGACAACTTTGCTGGAGCTTTAGTTGGTTCTTCACTTGGAA